AAAGGAAGTGAACGAATATTGATAATCTCAACAGACCATAAGATGTGTACTATTTGTGATTATAGCTTTAACGATTGCGAACCCGAAGTGGATATAGACGGTATGCAATTCTGTAAATACTGCCACATTGGAACAATCCCTTTTGGTTGGCATCAAGTTAAAGACTGCAACCCATTAAGCTGCATCCGTAAGGATTGCAACCATGCTTAAAGAAAGGAGGTAAACCCATGACCCTTAAATCCAATCAAGGCTTCATCCTTGGCTACAAATTCGGCTTTGTTGGTAAGTTGAACGCTGCCGAAGTTAGAATTTGTACAGACAATTCAGGGTATTTCATTTATGGTGTAGGCTTTAGTGAATTCATCTCTGAAAGAAAACTGAAACGCTACTCGTTTATTGAGAGCATTTCGACCGGCCGTAAACTGTACAATGTAGGTGGTAAATGGATTGGCGGTGACAATGAATGAAAGTTTTAATTGCATGTGAAGAAAGTCAGGAAGTGTGTAAAGCCTTTAGAGCGTTAGGGCACGAAGCGTATTCTTGTGATATTCAAGATTGTAGCGGCGGCCATCCTGAATGGCACTTAAAGCAAGATGTAATACCGCTATTAAATCAAGATTGGGATTTAATTATCGCACACCCGCCTTGCACATTTCTAACTGTAACAGGCAATCGCTGGTTCGATGTAGAAAGGTATGGTGATAAGGCTATTCAAAGACATAAAGACAGAGAAGAAGCTGTTGCGTTTTTTATGCAATTTGTAAATGCAAAATGTGAAAAAATAGCTATTGAAAATCCTATTGGGTATATGTCAACAGCGTATAAAAAGCCATCTCAAATCATTCATCCGTATATGTTCGGTGACCCTGCAAGAAAGGCAACTTGTTTATGGTTAAAAGGGTTACCGAAACTAATACCAACCAATATGGTAGAGCCAATAATCATTCAATACCAAAACGGTAAGGGTACAGACAATCCTTGGCACATGGACACTATGAAATTGCCGCCAAAGGAGAGAGCAAAGGCACGCAGCAAAACATTTCCGGGTATTGCTAAAGCCATGGCAGAACAATGGGGAGGTAAGATATGACCCTCTTTCACAACACCGTATTCTTAACCCTACTTGTATGCACAGGCTTCGCCACCATCGTACTATTCATTTGGGCTTTAATTATTAAAGTAATAACCCACCTGACGAGCCGTAAACGGCGAAACGGAGAGGATTAAACCTCTCTGTCGTGGGATTAACCAACAGCATATTACAACAAACTTTAATTAACAAAGGAGATTATTTCAAATGGCTATGATTACCCGCACTATCGTTAAGGACACCACCATCACTTTCCGTACCGTTGTTAACGGAGAGGTAAGCGCACCGCAGACCCTGTCCTTTGAGGGCATGGTAGGCAATCCTGTTGCTCTCATTAAGAAGCAGCTTAAACTTAAAAAGATGGATAGCGTTATCATCGATGCTATGGTTGAAGATGCTGCTCTCTATGGCTGCACCGTTGAGGACTTCCTCTCTGTCGCTCATGTAATCGAAAAGTAATAAACACCATCTAATTTAACATTAAAAAGGAGAATTTAATATGAATAACACCGTACTGTATGACCTGAACAACGCCGAAAGCTATTGCTCCATTAAGGGTGACACCCGTGAAGCCAAGGTTGCTATGTATAATGCAATCAACTCCCCTGACCACAAGCTGTCTGACTTCGTTGGTAAGAAGCTGAACATTAAGGACATTTCCATTGAGCGTGTGGAGAACCCCTCTGATGAAACCGGTGAGATGGTTGCCAACGCAAGAGTAGTCCTTATCGATGAGAATGGTGAGAGTTATACCTGTGTTTCTAGTGGTATCTACTCCGCTATTAAGAAGTTGGTCGCTGTGTTTGGTGAGCCTACTTGGGAGCCTGCACTTCCTGTTGAAATTCAGAACCTTTCCACCAAGCGTGGCCGCAAGACCATGACCCTGAAAGCTATCTAATAGGTAGTAAAATAATTAAGTAAAACAAAGCCCCTGTGTTAATCCCACCGCAGGGGCAAATGTTATCATTAGGAGGTTTATATGGATTTTACTGATGTGCTTAGTGCTTTATGGCAAGGCAATTATGTTGAATATAAATTACTAAAGAAATATCTTGGGTTGCAATTCTCTGAATGTATGAAAAACCTTGAAATGAGTAGAATTGCTAGATGGTCTAAAACTGGAAACGGTCAAGATATAACAGTTATGTTTAGGTGTAAAGGGGCAGTCGGAGAGCATTGCCTTACAGAGCGCGGACTTATAAACATTAAAGATATTTAATGTGGTAGCTAAGGCAATGACAGACATTTATGATAAATATTCAAAGGAGGATAATAAATGACTAAGACCGGTATTGATATTAGCTATGCCAACAACACCTACTCCAAGATAGACTTTAAGCAGGTTAAAGCAGCCACCAACTTCTGTATTATCCGGGTGGGCTATCGTGGTTACGGTGACGGCACTCTTAAAGAGGATGGTTGGTGGAAATACAACCTTAACGGTTGCATTGAGAGAGGTATTCCATTTGGTGTTTACTTCTTTACGCAAGCAATCACAGAGGAAGAAGCCAAAGAGGAAGCACTGTTCACTCTTGAAAGACTTAGAGGGTTAGAGGTTGATTATCCTATTTATATCGACACCGAAGAAAGCGGACACCGACAGAATCTTGGTAGAGCAGATAACCTTGACCCTATTACACGCACAGCTTGCGTTAAAGCATTTTGTGAAACGATTGAGGAAGCAGGGTACTACGCTGGTATTTACTGCTCCGAAGCGTGGATGAATAATAAGTTGATAAAGGCTAACCTTAAAGCACACGATTTTTGGATTGCTAACTGGAACAGAAAACCAGCTATACCATGTGGTATGTGGCAGTATGGTGCTAAGGGAACTTGCAATGGCATTAAAGGTTTTGTAGATGTAAACTATAGCTTCAAAGATTATCCTGCTATTATGAAAAATAATAACCTTAATGGTTACACAGCCGGTGAGAATGTGTGGCAAGTTACCGTTTGGGGCTTGACTGATGAAGAATATGATGAGGTTTGTCAGTGGCTTAAAGAAAAAGATTTTCCTCACGATGATAAGAAAGTAAGGGAGGAATAATCTATGGCTATCTCCGAAGCTGAAAGAGCAAGACTTCAAACTAAGATTAAAGAGCGAAACAAGTTGGCACGATGGATTAACACAAACCTAAATCCTACTTCCAAGATAAGAAATATCAATCCTGCTGAAACTGTAAGGAAGTTAATGACACAGGATGATGCGGATTCATTGGAGCGTTCCCTTGATGCTTTTATGGAAGCACCAAGAGAGTTAAGCTATCGAAATAGAGCATCTTATTCTATGAACGAACAAGCAGAGCTTATGGTTCTCGGTAATGAAAGCGAACGCAGGGGTAGGGAAAAACTTGAGGAAGTTAAAGAGTGGATAAGTGATAAGGGTGTAACCATGGGCGGTAATGTATCTAATGTTGACCCTGTTCAATGGATGGATAAATTCAGCGAGAGGGTTTACACTTACAAAGACCCTGAACGATTCCGCAGTCAGTACGATTTTGATAAATGGAAAGATAAGATGTATGATAAGGCTCTTAATCTTGATGAAATGAAGAGGATGGAAGAATACAAGAAAACATATCTTGAAACCTTTGAACGAAATGTAGTTAAAGAAATTGACAAGGAGATTAAAAGTTCAGCAAGACGAGAAGAAGCTAAAGATATTTTGAAAGCACTTAAACAACTCTCCCCGGAGGAATTTCAGTACGCTTATTACACTGACCTGTTAGGTGATATTTCTTTCCTTTATCCTGACAAAACAACTGACGCAGAATATGGGGTTGCGATTGGAGTTAAAGATGTGTTTGGTATTCAGTTCTGAAATACACAGCCGACTTTGAAACCACAACAGATAAAGAGGATTGCCGGGTGTGGGCATATGCTCTTTGTGAAATAGGAGGTGACTTTAACACTACGGTTGGGAACTCTATTGACGATATGTTTGATAGAATATCCTCAGCCAATAACACACTGTACTTTCACAACCTCAAGTTTGATGGTGAATTTATAATCTATTGGCTGTTCCGTAATGGTTACACCTTTGTTAAAGATGCTAAAGAGTTGGAAGAAAAAACTTTTACAACTCTTATTAGTAACATGAATGTGTTTTATACTATCACTATCTGTCATAAGAAAAGCGGGAGGAATAAAATCTGTACTAAGATAATAGATAGCTTAAAGATTATTCCGTTTAGTGTAGAGGAAATAGCCAAGAGTTTTAAACTTCCAATCTCTAAACTTGAAATTGATTATAAGGCTAAGCGTGAGGTTGGCCACATTTTAACAGAACAGGAAACTGAATACATTAAGAACGATGTTCGTATAGTTGCCATGGCTCTTAACACGATGTTTGGTGAGGGATTGACAAAGATTACTCAAGGCTCTAATGCTCTTGCGGACTATAAGAAAATCATGGGTGGGGAATTAAAGTTCAGATATAAGTTCCCTGCTGTCAGTGAGGATGATGATGTTATTATTCGCAAGGCATACAGGGGAGGTTTTACCTATTGTAACCCAAGATTCCAAGGAAAGAAGTTAGGTAAAATTTCTGTGTTCGATGTAAACAGTCTTTATCCATCGCAGATGTATAGCAGACCATTACCATATGACACACCTGTTAGGTTTGAGGGGAAGTATGAGAACAACCCTGTTTACCCTCTTTATGTTCAAAGACTTAGGTGTGAGTTTAAGGTTAAGAAAGGTATGCTGCCTACCATTCAGTTAAAGAACACTCTTGGTTTTATTCCAAACGAGTATATCACAGATACGAAAGGCGAAGATGTTATTCTTACTCTGACAAGTGTAGACCTTGAATTGCTGTTCACTCACTACGATGTATATGTGTATGAATATCTTGGTGGTTATATGTTCAAATCAAAAACAGGTATGTTCACAGAATATATTGACAAGTGGATTAAGGTAAAGCAGCAAGCAACCATAGAGGGTAACGCTGGTATGCGAACACTTGCTAAGTTAATGCTTAACGCTCTTTATGGGAAGTTTGGATTAAAGATAAGCTGCCGTTCCAAGATACCGTACTATGAGGATGATAAGGTTATTTATCGTGACGGTGAGCCGGAGAAGCGTGAGCCTGTTTACATTCCAATGGCTTGCTATATCACAGCATGGGCAAGATACACCACTATCACAGCAGCACAAAAGGTATACGATAGGTTCATCTATGCTGACACCGACAGCTTGCACTTAATAGGCCATGAGATACCTGACAATCTTGATGTTGACCCTGTTAAACTTGGCGCTTGGGATTATGAAATGCAAGCAGATGAAGCAATATTCATTAGACAGAAAACTTACATGGAGCATCCCTGTGGAAAGAGTGCAGAGGAATTTAAGAAGAAAGACCCGGAGAAATACGCTGAAAGTAACGGTTGGAAAATTACTTGTGCAGGTATGCCGAAAGGCTGCTATAAATATGTAACCCCGGATAACTTTAAGATAGGTTCATCTTTTGCTGGTAAACTTATGCATGAGCGTGTCAGGGGTGGAGTAGTATTAACAGACAAAGAGTTCACTATTAAGCCGAAATAAAATTTATCATTTATCGAACTTGATTTTTTATGGATAAGGTGTATAATAAAATTAGGAGCAGGGGTGGTGTATAAGTACCAGTGCCGGACAGCAACCGGGTGAAACCGGCCGGTGCGGTTGGGTTTGCTACCTTGCTTATGCACTCCCTGTTTCCACCATAAGAAAGGAACAGTTATGTATTATAATATAGATAGTGCTTTATCATACAACGCCCTATTCACAATGATAATGGGAGGTCGTGGTATTGGTAAAACTTATTCTGCAAAGAAAAGAGCTATTAAGAATTTCTTGGCTAAAGGTGAACAGTTCGTATACCTACGGCGGTATAAGACAGAATTAAAGAAGTCTGTACCAACATTCTTTGCAGATGTTGCTAAAGAGTTCCCTGACCATCAATTCAAGGCTACATCAAAAGGGCTTTATATTGACGAACAGCTTGCAGGTTTCTGCATGACACTCTCCACTCAAATTGTAGAGAAGTCAACAGCTTATCCCGGAGTTACCTTAATCATCTTTGAGGAATTTCTTATTGACCCATCTTCCTCTTATCACTATTTAAGGAATGAGGTTGAAACTTTCCTTGAAGCATACTCCACCGTAGCAAGAGATAGAGATGTAAGGGTTGTATTTCTTGCTAACAATGTTTCGCTTTATAACCCCTACTTCCTATACTTTGGCTTACAGCTTGTTGGGGAACAGACAGTAGCTAAAGCTAAAGGTGGAGATGTTATTCTTCTTAAGGTAAGTAGCGAAGAGTTTGCTAACCACATGGCACAAACAAGATTCGGTAAAATCATAGCAGGAACTTCTTACGGTGAATATGCAATAGGAAATGTAGCCCTTAGAGATTCTAATGAGTTCTTGGAGCGAAAACAAGGTACAGCTTACTATTACTTTGGATTCTTCTTTAATGGAGAATTTTACGGAGTATGGCGAGATGATAAGGTGGGGCTTATGTACTGTTCAGAGGATTATGACCCATCTTATCCATTAAAGTACACATTGAGCATGGCAGACCACACACCAAATACGCTTATGGTTAAGTCAGTTCGCAACCAACCTGTATGGCGGTTAGCCACTGTCCTTTTTCAACAAGGAAAAATGAGGTTCGAAACTGGCAAGGCCAAGGCTGCATGGGTGGGAGTTATGAAAATGCTTAATGAAATAAAAGTTTAAGGAGGTAAAGCTGTGGATTGGGGTGAATTAACTAATCTAATTTCCAGCATTGGCTTCCCGGCTGTTGTCTGTATTCTATTGTTGAAAAACAATCAGGAACAGGCTAATGTCATCAGGGATAACACTAAGGTGATGCAATCCCTTGCTGACAAGATTGATAGTATTCTACACAAAGGAGGTGAATGATAATGGCAAGACTTACACCTGAAGAACATGAATCCTATATGCGTACCATTATGGGATTCTATGAAAACCCTGACGACGGTGCTGAAATGATTACCCGGCTGCGTGACGATTATAATGAAAGCATGGAGGTAATTGATGGCGTGTCGCAAGCAGAGTACGATGAACTGAACGGCAAGTACAATACCTTGCGTGAGCAGTACATTAACCGATTCTTTGGTGGCAACGCTGACCTTATGGAAGCTAAGGATAAACAGAGCGAGGACATTAAAGATGATGAAGAAGGTAAACAGCTCACCTATGAAGAAGTAGCTGAATCTTACACTGGAAAGGATGAATAATTATGGCAAATGGTGTTAATGTTCTGAATGTAATTCGTCAGAACGCTACTGCTGTATATCAGGATAGAATCCCTGAAGCTACAGCAGAAAATCTACATGAAGTCGGTGATGCTATTCTCACCTACGAAGCACAGGCTAACGAGTTCGTTAATGCGCTGGTCAACCGTATCGGTCTTGTTATCCTGAACAATCGTATGGCAACTAACCCTCTTGCTGCTCTTAAAAAGGGTAGACTGGCGGTTGGTGAAACCATTGAGGAAATTTACATTGATGTTATTAAGGCACAGACCTATGACCCTCGAGCTGCACAGGATACGCTGTTTAAGCGCCACCTGCCCAATGTATCCTCTGTATTCCACAGCGTTGATAGCCAGCTTAATTACCCTCTGACTATCTCCAATGAACAGCTTCGTAAGGCTTTCATGTCGTATGATAGTCTTGATCGTTTCATTGCTGGGCTGGTTGATTCTATGTATAAGTCTGCCACGCTGGATGAGTTCATTCAGATGAAGCAGCTTATCAGTGAGTGGAACAATAACGGTCGTTTTATCATTGAGCCTATCACCGCCGTTACCGATGCTGCATCTGCTCGAGAAGCCATGATTAAAATTAAGGCTGTTTCTGATGGCATGACCATCTTTAACAATCAGATGAACTATGCAGGTGTGTGGACTTCCACTCCCAAGGATGAACAGTACCTTATTACTACTCCTGACTTCAACGCTCGAATGGATGTTGATGTACTGGCTGCTGCGTTCCACATGGATAAGGCAGAGTTCGCCGGTCATGTTATCGTGGTAGATAATATCGGTGACCTTGGTGATGATGGCATCGAAGCCATTCTCGTTGATAAGAACTGGTATCAGGTTTACGATTATCTGCGTACCTTTAAGACCGCATATAACGGTGAGGGTCTGTACTGGAATTACTTCTACCATGTGTGGATGGTTTATTCCCTCTCTCCGTTTGCTAATGCAGTTGCTTTCGGTACTGCTACTCCTACCGTAACTGCTGTTACCGTTACTCCCACCGCAGCTACTGTTAAGGCTGGTGGCACTGTTCAGATTACCACTTCTGTTACTGGTACTGGTGACCCCACCTCTAAGTGTACCTTTGCTCTTGCTGGTAACACTGACCCTGAAACTGCTGTTAATACCATGGGTAAGGTTATCCTTGGTAGCAAAGAAACTGGTTCTCTTGGCAATTCTAAGAATCAGATTACTGTTACTGCAACTTCTGTTCAGGATAAAACCAAGACTGCTACCTGCACTATCACTGTTGGTTAATCTTATGGTGGGGTGGGCTAACCACCTGCCCCACCTAATTCTTTAAGGAGGGATAAAATGGTAACACCTAATACGATAGTAAAACTGTATAGCGGTATTCCCTGTGACCCTACCTATCAGAATGTTCTCCAATGGGATAGTGTGACAGAACAGAATCAGTTCTTTGCTAATAAAGTGCCTGTTGCTACTTACACAGACTTTCAGTTTATCGATGGAACAAGAGAACTGCGGATTAAGCGTCAGATGGAGAATTGCTATCATATTAACTATGTAGCGTATCAAAATCATAGGTACGGTAATAAGTGGTTCTACGCTTTCGTCAGTGATATGCGGTATCTTTCCCCTGAAAGCACTGCCCTTATACTGGATGAGGATGTGTGGGCAAGCTGGCAGTTTGACCTTACTTTTAATAAGAGTTTTGTTGAGCGTGAAACGGTAAGTAATGATGCTGTGGGAGCTCATACTCTTGATGAGGGACTGGAAACAGGTGACTATGTAACAACTGCTCATTCCTACACCTTATTCAAGCCGGAGGATATGCGAGTCATTATTGCCATGACTGGTGTACCTGATTATATTAAACAAGAATTAGGTGAGGGAGTTGTGGCTCAAATACAAGCCCCATCTATTGTTAGAGGAATTGCATTTCCTGTATACTGGATTGAGTGCGGTAGGGCTAACAATGCTTCTTCTATGGCTGCTGCTCAAGCTATTATAGATGCTTACACTAAAGCTGGACAACTTGATGCTATCGTTGGAGTTTTTACTGTAACAAAAGTGGGTGACAATTACAGCACGATTGAGAGCCTTGGTGCATATCCTGCAAGAACTTTATCTATTGTACCAAGAAACAATAAATTGTACTGTTACCCCTATTGTGCCTTGAATATCATATCTTCAAGTGGTGATGCAAAAACTTTTAGATATGAGCGAATGGGAACAGGTGGTGCAACAGGATTCTTTAAGATTACTCATCCTTTTGGTATGCGACCAACACTTTCTGCTACAATGGAAAATTACGCTGGAAACAATATTGACATTCAAGACCAAGTATCTTTAACTGGTTTTCCTGTGTTGCCTTGGGTTAATAATGGCTATCAGGATTGGCTGGCAAAGCATAAATATAGTATGGCAACAGAGTTCGGTGCAGGACTTTCAACTTTAGCAATCGGAGGACTAACAGGTAATCCACTTGCTATTGCTGGTGGTATAACTGCAACTCTTGGTTCTCTATCTAAGGTTGCACAGGCTGAACACATACCCAATAATTTGAATGGTACAATAGAAAGCAGCGATGCAAATGCCATTAGCGGTAAGAGCGGATTCTATGCAAACTGTGTATCAATTAGATCAGAGTATGCAAGAATCATTGACAACTTCTTTAGTCAATATGGTTATAAAGTGTCTATCTTAAAGGATGTTGAACTGCACAACCGTCAAAACTGGGATTTTGTTCAAACCATCGGATGCAATGTTGTTGGAGAGTGTCCTGCTAATGTTATTGAAACTGTTAAAAAGATGTTCGATGCCGGTGTAACCCTTTGGCATAACGGTACTTTTAACTACGGTACACTTGATAATCCCATTATTACTACTTCTTGAAAGGAGGTAAAGCATGGGAAAGAATAAACCTTTTGTCCCTCTAAAGAACGAAAGCAACTCTGCGCTATTCTCCAACTCAATCTTAGATTCCCTCTATCGTGGTAGACTACATGAACTGGCTATGGCACGATTTAAGTGGGAGAATCTTCCCCAAGAGATTGATGAGCGGTTCTTGGAAATGACCCTTAACGAATATGCTATGGGTGCTTTCTTCTTTGATGATGTTGCACAGCGTTATGTTTTCCTGCCAGCTATGATTAACGGTGACTACAATATCTATAATGACCCAATTCAATACAGAGTGTGGGCTATCAATGGCTATCAGAGGGAACTAACGATGGAGAACTCTGTCATAGTTTATAACAACATGATTAAATCTCCAACATTCCCTTGGCTGGACTACTACGCTGAACAGCTTTACGACATTGACCAAGCAAGACGAGTTAATATCCTTGCACAGAAAACACCGGTACTATTTAAGGGTACAGATAAGCAAAGACTTACCCTTAAAAACATTTGGCTGAAGTATGCAGGAAATGAGCCGTTTATGATGGTTGATGAAAGCGTGGATAAGGATAGCTTTACGGTTCTCAAAACTGATGCTCCTTGGTTGGGTGAAGAACTTACACAAATGCGTAGACACATTATGGGCGAGATTATGATTTACCTTGGCTATGAAACGCAGGAAGCCACGCAAAAGAGTGAGCGTGTTCTTGCAGGTGAGGTTAAAGCAGCGCAGAGTGAAAGCATGAGTTACAGATATAGCCCTCTACTCATGCGCAGACAGGCTGCTGAAAAAATCAATAATATGTTCGGCCTTAACATTGAGGTAAACTTCCGTCAGCCTACTTCTACGCTGGTTGATATGGATGACCCATTCACGCAGTATCAGATGGAAACCTTGAAGTCCACACAGAGTTTTACAACTGAGCCACTTAAGGTTGAGAAAGAGGGTGAGGGTAATGAGTAAATACACAACCGAACTGCGGTACATTATCGAAAGCGGTTATAAACTTAATGCCCTTACCTCTTATCCAATCTTTGATGAGAATTACCGCCAGGTGCTGAATCAGTATTTCCTTAATCACTTTTGGATGCGTGAGATAGGGTTTGAAACAGTTGGCGAATTTGACCTATATCTTGGTAACACGCTTAACGAGATTATGCCGTATTACAACGGTATGTTCAAAATGGCCATGAGCGAAATAGACCCTCTCACGAATTATAAGTATAAGGAAACGCTGGATAAGTCTGATGTAGGTACTACCAGTTCCAACTCTAACACTAACGGTAACAGCAAATCGGTTGAAAGCACCCCTGCTGATGGCCTTGTACAGATGAACGAGATAGAGAACAATGTATATGCTTCGTCTGCTACGCTTAACAACAATACGGTTAATGCTAACGGTACTGTGGATAGCAAAACCGAAACGGATTATGTTAAGCTGGTCAGCGGTTATAATGGGGTCAGTGTAGGCAAACTGTATGACGAATATCGTAGATATGTGGTCAGCGTTGTGCGTTTGCTGATGAACGATAAAGACCTAAATCAATGTTTCTTGGGGGTGTATTAAATGATTACTCCATTGCCCTATTGGAACTTTAACCCTGTGTTGCCTACGGTTTTCGATGATAGCTTGTCTTACCTTGAAATGGTGAGCAAGCTGTATAAGAAGCTGGAGGAAACAATCGCAGAGGTTAATAAAATCGACCAAGAAGCTATCCAGCAAGCCCTTGACGATATGCGCAACGAGATTGCAAAATTTGAAGCGCAGGTGCAGGAGCAGTACAATAAGCTGGATGGCAAATATCAGGAGCTTTACAACGAGCTTAATCAAAGTATCATTGACCTTGCTGATACCACCGCTGCATCTCTTGAGGAGATGGACACTAAGATTCATAACCTTGGCGAAAGCCTTAAGGATATTATGGATTTGAAAATCAGCGAAAACAATGAATATATTTTCGAGAGTATCGCTTCTGAAATAATCGGCATTAAGGTGCTTAACTATTTTACTGGTGAAAAGGTAACAGTTCAGGAGATGTTTGACTATCTTGCACAGCTTCATGCTACTGATGGTATTACAGTTACTGAACTTATCACTCGTCAGAAAACTGTTAATGCTCTTATTGCTCTCAAGTTCACATATAGCCAGCTTGCCATGAATGGTAAGAATATCATTGTATAAGGAGGTAATGTATTATGACTAATACACCTAATTATCAGCTTAAAAAGGTTGAGGGTACTGACCTCTTTAACCCGCTCACTCAGATTAACCCTAACTGGGATGAGATTGATGAAGCTATGAAAGCCAATCAGGGTGCAGGTGTTACCAGTGCTACGCACAATAAGTCCGGCACTCTCCACGCTATTGTTCGTGCCACCGCTGGTGTTCCTGTTCTGCGCTTTACCGCTACTGGTGACTTCCGTACTGGTGATACCTTTACGGTTGATGGACAGAATGTTACTGCAAGACTGCCTGACGGTACTTCCCTGCCTGATTATGCGTTCCGTATTAACTCTAACATCATCGCTATTCAGGCTGGTGGTGTGCTGACCATCGTTACCAATGGTGCAAGCGTTGACCTTGAGGGCTATATGGAAACCTCTAACTATGTGGGTTCTGGTGCTACTGGTAAGGTTCATGCTGCGGAGGTTGCTGATAGTGCCACTACTGCTACGAGTGCGAATAACGCAAGCAATCTGAACGGTCAGGCTGCAAGCTACTATGCTGCACAGTCTGCGCTGGCTCCCATGATTCAGAATGTAACGGCAATTCAGGTGGTGAGCCAGTTGCCCACTAACCCTGTTGCGACCACGCTGTATTTGGTGACTGAATAAAATAAGTGGTGGGTGGGCGGGAACATGGAGGATAAGCATATGATTGACAACATTATTAAAGCAAAAGAACTGTTGGAAGATGCGAGATGCCTTTCTATACTGCATGAGTGCGACCGAGGGATGGTTAGCCCTGCGGAAGCACATATGTATTTTGCTATCAGGGATGCATTGAAGTTGATGGAACAGGAGATTGGCTAATGGACAGACGAACACGAAAAATCTTGTCAGGGCTGCATGACGATATTATCGAAATACTGATGAAGTGTGAGGATATTGGAGAAGCAAAGGCAAGGTTAAGGCATATCCTGTTGGTGATAAATACGCTCTTGGTTGAGAGCAAGAAATAAGGAGGAATAACTATGGGTATTTCTTTCGGAAGCGTAAGTAAAAAGCCCTATGTGGGGAGTAAGGAGGTGCAGGAAGCGTATGTGGGGAGTCAGCTTGTGTATAGGGCTGTTCCGCCTTATAGCTACGGCTTTTTGAGCGGTGAAACATCCTATGTACTTGCTGATTATGTCACAGTTGGCCCAAGAATGAGCTTCCCTAAAGATGAGGGATTGTTTAGAATGTATATGCCGGGAAATGAACATCTAACTCTAAACCAAGTTTTAGGAAACAAATTAGCTATAAATGTTAAAAGCGCACCAAGCCAAGCCAGTTCAAAATATAGGGATATATACATAAGATTCCTCAATTCAAGTGGTGGCCTTATAATCAGCACTACAACCTCATTAGTGCGGGGAGGTTACACCACTCATAGCTACACAATTCCTGCGAATTGCTCAAAAATTGAAATTGGCAACACAACAGAGCCGGGTTACATTAACCTTTATTTTGACTACATTAGGTACGAAAACAATTAAAGTAAACTATTATATTTGTTAACAATAACCTGAAATTTTGCCCCGCCTAATAAGCGGGGTTTTTCTTTAATGGTTAAAGGTAAATTATGGTAAGTTGGACGACCGACTAATTTACTCGGCTGGAAAAAACAAGAAAAAAATGCCAAC